TATTGAAATTCGAAAAATATTTAAAACAAAAGATCAGGCCCGTAATTGGGAATATAAAGTGCTTCAACGAATGAAAGTAGTATTTGCTGATAAATGGCTGAATAAAACCGATAATCGCGCATATGATAGAACTGGTACTTTATCAACAGAAGAAACAAAAATAAAACTAAGAGGCAGAGTTCCTTGGAATAAAGGTAAAAAAATGCCAGAAGACGTGGTAACAAAAATGAAAATATCAAAAACTGGTAAAAATACTGGTAAAGACAATTCAAATTTTGGTAATGTGTGGTCAAAAGAACAAAGAAATAAAATGTCAGAAAGACAACGAAAAGAAAAAAATAATATGTATAAAAAAACTCATACACCAGAAGCACTGGCAAAAATGGCAGCTGCTCGCAAAAAATATTGGGAAACCCACAAATGTATACCATGGAATAAAGGGCTAAAACAAAACTCAGGATTGATAATCGAACAATAAAGGATAAATACCTATGGCAAAACTACTTAGAGAAATCGTTTCAATAGAAGAAACCCCTTCAAGGGTTTCCTCTAAACAAGTCTACTCAGATAAAAATAATATTGAAGAAGGAATTCTGCGATCAATTGGACGTTACTTGGCGGCACCACAAAACAAAGCTAATGATTATAAAAGATTATCTGGATTAGCTGATAAAGTTGTAACTCAAAGAGACGCAGAACATAAGAAAGAAAATTATGGGCCAAAAGCAAAAGAAAGAAATAAAAGATTGACCAGTCTTGAAAATAGAATGTCTGCCATGGCTGGCGGAAACTCTGTTTGGACAAAAATGGCTAAAACCCCCAAAGATTTGAAATATATGACTAAAAAGATAAGCCCTGAAGTATCAAATGATGGTATAGTTAGATTTCATCCTACGGACGATGAATATTATAAACTTTATAATAAACATCATCTTTATTATTCGGTATCTCCAGACCATAAAAAAATTGCTGCCAATAACAACAAAAACTTTAAAACAATTCCGTATTCAAATCAAAGATGGCACGATTTGGTTAAATTTAGAACAGAAAAGGGATTGTGGACTAATCTTAATCAATACCACAAAGACGTTAAAGAAAAGAGAAGAAAAGAAAGAATAAAGTAATGGCAAAATCACTTAGAGAAATCGTACCCATAAAAGAAGACTGGAAAAGAGCGGCAGGAGGATTGGCATTATCATCTGGTGTAGGAGCCGCCCTGGGAGCATCGACAATAGGAGGAGCACCCATTGGAGCACCCGCTGGAGCAGCACTGGGTGCCATCGGTTATCTTGCCACCAGAGGCAAAAAGGATTGGAATACAGACAAAAATGTTCCATTCTGGAAAAATTCTCCCGACGAAGATCCAAATATGAAAAAGGCAAAAAGAGATTTGGGATTCAAAAATAAGACGTTGAAACCAGCATAACTGGGGATAAAAAATGCCAAACACAAAAGATGAACTTTTAGCACATTTAGATCACTTTGATCAAATTTCTGTTCCTGTGGTTATAGAGGAAATTTTGCCACCAGACGATGGCATTGAGAAAGACCTCGAATATGCCAGAAAAAAACAACTTGATATTATCAAAGCTGGTCAAGAAAATCTTTCTGGCATTGTCGCTGTTGCGTCTCAAAGTCAGCATCCTAGAGCATATGAAGTTTTGGGGCTATATATGAAAACCCTTTCCGAGTTGAATAAAGATTTTATCAGTATTGCTGAAAGAAGAAATTTCGGTAAAGAAGAAGAGGAAGCTAAGGTGCCGCAAGTCACAAATCAATTGTTTGTGGGAAGCACAGCTGAATTTGCGGCAATGCTAAAAACAATAAAAAATGACTGATATAATTATACCAGGATTTGAACCGCATCGCGGTAATCCTAATCTAAAACGAGCAGGAATAGGATTTGCGTGGACTCCTGAAATGATGCAGGAGTATATAAAATGCGCGAATGATCCTCTATATTTTATCGAAACATATATGAAGATTGTTCACAAGGACGAAGGCCTTATTGATATCGACCTTTATCATTATCAACGTGATATGGTCGAATCGATGCGTGACAATAGATTTTCGATTTTCACTACCGCGCGCCAGGCAGGAAAATCGACAATTGTATGCGGATATATTCTTTGGTATACAATTTTCAATGCATACAAAACGGTTGGTCTTTTGGCTAATAAAGGCGATACTGCTAGAGAAATCCTATCAAAGGTACAAATCGCATATCAACATCTTCCAAAATGGCTCCAACAAGGCGTTGTCGAATGGAATAAGGGATCACTTGTTTTAGAAAATGGCAGCAGAGTTGTAGCAACCGCGACTTCTTCAGACTCCATTCGTGGTTATTCTATCAATCTTTTGTTTATTGACGAAGCCGCGTGGATTGAAAATTGGGATGAATTTTTCACCTCTGTTTATCCTACAATCATTTCTGGTAAGACAACACAAATCGTTCTTGTATCAACCCCCCATGGTCTAAATCATTTTCATAAAACTTGGAAATTTGCTCTTGAAAAAAGAAACGATTATCATCCAATCAAAGTAATGTGGTTTGATGTTCCCGGCAGAGATGCTGCATGGAAAGAAGAAACCCTAAGAGGAATGAACTATGATCTTGAGAAATTTGCCCAGGAGCAAGAGTGTGAATTTCTAGGCAGTTCTGGATCTCTCATTGCTGGTTGGAAACTAAAAGAGCTAGTCTATCAAATACCAATTTTAGAAAAAGATGGTTTATCGCAATATTGTAAACCAGAAAAGGGCAGAAGATATTCCCTTATTGCCGATGTTTCGCGAGGCAAGGCCCTCGATTATTCGGCATTTTCTGTTCTTGATATTACAGAAATGCCATACAATCAAGTATGTGTATATAGAAATAATCTAATTCTGCCAGTTGATTATTGCGAAATAATCCATAATATAGCAAAACTATACAATGAGGCGTTAGTGTTGATTGAAACAAATGATATAGGAGAACAAATATCTGATCTCCTATATCATGAATATGAATACATAAATCTTGTGCAGACTGAAAATGCTGGTCCTCAAGGTAAAAAAATATCCCAAGGATTTTCTGGAAAAGCCACAGAACGTGGTGTTCGGACGACAATAAGGGTAAAAAATGTCGGTTGTTCTATTCTAAAAATGCTAATTGAACAAAATCAACTGACAATAAACGATACAAATACAATAGAAGAACTGGCTACTTTTTCAAAAAAGAACAAATCCTATGAGGCAGAACCAGGAAAACACGATGATATAGTCATGGGATTAGTTTTATTTGCGTGGATGACTGATCAATCATTTTTCAAAGAATTTTCTGATATCAATACCCTAAATAAGCTTCGCGAAAAAACAGACGAAGAAATTATGAATCAATTATTACCATTTGGTATAGATGACGGACAAAATTATGAAGAGGTAAATTTTGAAGGATTGATGACTAAACCAGAAAAATCCGAATTTGACGAGTGGGATTCTATAAGCTAAAAGAGCCAAAACGATAAATAATACACAATAACAAGGCAAAATAGCCAAATAGGAGGCAGCATTTGGATGGATTTATATATTTGTGGTTCGACCGCAAACATAAACGATATTACATAGGATCACATTGGGGAGCTGAAGATGATGGTTATATTTGTTCTTCTAGATGGATGAAATCAGCATATACACATAGATCCCAAGATTTCAAACGTCGTGTACTAAAACGTGAAATTGATCGATTGGATTTGATAAATGAAGAAGATTATTGGTTTTCGTTCATCAAAAAAGAAGAATATGGAAAAAGATATTACAACTTACAGCGACCAAAGTTTCATTGGCACATTAACCCAAGAAAAAGAATATCAGTTGGCGAAAAAATATCACTTGCTAATAAAGGCAAAACTAAATCCTTAGAACATAGATTAGCAAATGCTATTGGTCAAAAAGGAAAATCTTTATCTGAAGAAACTAAAAGAAAGATATCTATTGCTTTTAAAGGCAAACCCAAATCTTTAGAACATAGATTGGCAATGTCTTTGGCCAGTAAAGGCAAATCCAAATCTTTAGAACATAGATTGGCAATGTCATTTGCTCAAAAAGAAAACAAACATGAGATTAATCGTTATATTGGGGATATGTAGAATGGATTTCTATAAAAAAATAATACACAATAACAAGGAGATAAATTTATGACATTTCAGATTTCCCCTGGTATTAATATTTCGGAAATAGACCTTACCACAATTGTTCCAGCAGTTAGCACAACTGATGGTGCCTTCGCAGGCGTTTTTCGCTGGGGTCCCGTTGAAAAGAGAACATTAATAGACTCAGAATTGAAGCTTTTAGCAAGATATGCTAAGCCAACATCATATAATGGAGAAACTTGGTTCACGGCATCAAATTTTCTATCATATGGTAACAGATTGTATGTTTCCCGGGCAGCAGATGTGACTGGAAACACTATTTCGCGAACATGGACTGGAAACTCCACTAATCTTATTGCCGAAGCTGGCAATACCTCTATCAGATTATCCAATAGCACAGTAAGTAATACTACTGGCATTGTAGCCGGAATGAAAGTTTCGTTTTCTTCAAGCGGATATATTCCTGTCGGCGCCAACGTTGTGACAGTTAACTCAACCTGTGTGGTTCTTTCGGATGCTCCTACTGCGAATGTACCAGTTGATACTGTTATTTTCAGAGATGACATAACATTTACTGCCGCGGCATTATTATCGGCTGATTATGATATGACTGACGTAACAGACTGGGATAATCAAGTTGTCAAAAATGATGACAACTATTATGCTATGGAAGCAGCTGGACATACTTTTGATGTTGCTGTAGGATTTGTGGCAAGATATCCGGGCGCAATTGGCAATTCTCTTAGGGTTGCTGTTTGTGATACGGCAGATCAATTCAAATCTAATAATGCTTTAGCACCAAACGCACAATTTGATACAACAGCAACGAATATTGCTGGTGCAGTTGGATCAAATACACTAACATTTACCTTTACTCCATTAGATTCGGCCAATGTCACACAAGTTGCTACTGTCAATGCATATGCAGCAACAGTAAGAACATCTTTGACCGTGGGTGACTTGATTGAAGTTGGTAATAATAGAATTGGTCTACAATTCCTAAGAGCAGATACCATTAGCGTTTTAGGTGAGACAGCAAATGTATTTTCGTTCACTGTAGATTGCGACGACGAAGTAAAACTTTCTGGCAATACATCCATGGCATATCTCTCAAGATATTGGGAGTTTCATAATAGCGCAGAAATTGCTCCTGGGCAATCAGATTATGTATTCAATTTTGGTAATACTGCCGCTAATGATGAACTTCACGTTGTGGTTGTTGATGAAGATGGTCAGTTTACTGGTTCACCTGGTACCGTTCTTGAAGTATACAGAAACTTGTCAAGAGCAACAGACGCAAAAACTGCTGATGGTTCAACACAATATTACAAGAATGTAATCAATACCAAATCAGTATACATTTGGTGGGCAGGTGATAGAGCCACTGCAACTTCTAATACTGCCGCAGCCATTGCAAGTGCATCTTCTACTACTCCACTATCGATGAATATGGTTGGGGGAGCCGACGGACCAGATGAACAATATGTTCCATTTGGAACATTAGCACTTGCCTATGATTTGTTCAAATCGGGTGAGGATATTGATGTTTCACTAGTGCTTCAAGGCAAAGCAAGAGGCGAAAGCGTATCGAACTATACACAACTTGGAAACTATCTGATCGATAATATTGCCGAAACTAGAAAAGATTGTGTGGTCTTTATTTCTCCTGATTATGCAGATGTTGTTTCCAATATTTATGACGAAGCTGATGATATTATAGACTTTAGAAATGATCTAAGAAGTACCTCTTATGGTGTTCTTGATTCAGGATATAAATATCAATATGACAAATATAATGATGTGTATCGATGGATTCCATTGAACGGCGATATTGCCGGGCTTTGTGCCAGAACAGATCAAACAAATGATCCCTGGTGGTCACCAGCTGGTCTCAATAGAGGTATGATCAAAAATTCTGTCAGACTTGCATATAATCCAGCCAAGGCAGATAGAGATAGTCTATATAAAGTAGGATGTAATCCTGTGGTATCAACTCCTGGTCTTGGAGTATATTTGTTTGGTGATAAAACCCTCCTTGAAAAGCCATCGGCATTCGATAGAATCAATGTTCGCAGATTGTTTATTGTCCTTGAAAAGGCAATTGCAGTGGCGGCCAAATATACACTATTCGAATTCAACGATGACTTTACCAGAGCACAATTCAGAAATCTAATCAATCCATATCTTCGCGATGTAAAAGGAAGACGAGGCCTTACAGATTTCTTGGTTGTTTGTGATGCTACTAATAATACACCAGAGGTTATTGACAGCAATAGATTCATTGGCGATATTTATTTGAAACCAGCTAGATCGATTAACTTCATTCAATTGAACTTTGTCGCAGTACGTACAGGAGTTTCGTTTAACGAAATAGTAGGAAAGTTCTAAACACATGACAAATGGCTCCATAACGTTATGGAGCCATTTAATCGATTTATCCATAAAGTATAAATAAAGTAATAATATTAATACAAGGAGAACTACTTTGGCATTTAACATATCCTCTTTCAAATCAAGTTTTATCGATGGTGGTGCGCGGCCGACACTATTTGATATTACTCTCCAATTTCCCACAACATTGGGCGATGATGCTAATGAAGTGTCTGGGACGGATGCTAGTAGAAAACTAACGTTTACATGCCGCGCAGCCTCTATTCCGGAATCTCGAATGGCTTCAATCAATGTTCCATATTTTGGCAGAAGTATTAAAGTCGAGGGCAACAGAGATTATCCAGACTGGCGAGTTATCGTTATGAATGATGAAGATTTCACCGTTAGACAAGCCCTTGAAGCTTGGCATGGTAATATTAACTCTGTTATTCCAAATAGAATGAATCCAAACCTTTGGGTTGATGGTTCATATAAACAAACTGCTTTAATTAAGCAATATCGTAAAGCAGGTGCTGATGGTGGTGTTACTGGAAATTCTGGTGAAGATGTAATAAGAACATACACAATGGAAGGTATATTTCCGGTTAATATCGGAGATATTAGATTGGGTTGGCAACAAGTTAATGAAATTGAAGAATATCAGGTTGATTTTGCCTATGATTGGTGGATTCCTACAATAGGTGAGGCAGATACTACCACATCTAGTGGAATAACAATCGGCGCTGTTGCTTAATATTAAATGATTGGATTGATTTATGGCATCATTACTTGAGGGCGTTTCACAGTTTTTTGGTTTTAATATCAAAAGACAGAGAGATGGTCTAAATCAACAGTTACCGGCGTTTGCTCCTAAACCATCGGATGATGGCGCGTCTGTTATAGCGGCTACTGGTGGTTTTTATGGAACGTATGTTGACTTGGATGGTTCAGTCAGAACCGAGGCAGAACTGGTTACAAAATATAGGGACATGTCACTTCATCCAGAAGTAGATTCTGCCATTGAAGATATTTCATCCGAGGTGATTATTTCTGAAGATGGTGAAAAAACAGTAAAAATAGTCTTGGATGATATTCCTGGAATAAACAGAAATACAGCCAAAGCCATTGAAGAAGAATTTGAAACAGTGTTGAATCTATTAGAGTTCAACACCAAATCATATGATGTATTCAAACGATGGTATATTGATGGCAGACTATATTATCATGTTATGGTTGATCCTCTAAACTCTGTTGCAGGCATTCAAGAGTTGCGATTTCTTGATCCTCGGCAAATAAGAAAAATCCGTGAAGTAACTAAACAAAGAGATAAAACAAATCCACAAGTTCAAATACAAAAAATCGTCAATGAATATTATCTTTATACAGATAAGAATATGGCACTTGGGGGAAATAAATCTGTTATAAGTCAAGCCGCCACAACCGGCATAAAGATAGCAAAAGATTCAATCGTCCATTGTACTAGTGGAATAACAGATTCCGAAGGCAAAATGGTTCTAGGTTTTCTCCATAAGGCAATCAAACCATTGAATTGTCTCCGAGCATTAGAAGACGCAACTATCATTTATAGAATATCACGAGCACCAGAACGTAGGGTATTCTATGTTGATGTTGGTAATCTTCCTAAAATAAAAGCCGAACAATATATTCGTGATATGATGGTCAAGCATAAAAACAAGTTAGTATATAATGCTGCTGACGGGTCAATTCGAGATGATCGTAAGTTTATGTGTTTTGCGCTTGATACAAA